GTGTCTGAATACCCACACTCAGTGCTGCGGTAAATCCATTGGCAGGTGTTAGCGACAATCTGACGTTTCGGGATTTTCTGGCCTGCAAGATCAAATGCACTGGATAGCTCGAAAGTGACAATATCCCGTGTCTCTGTTGCTTTTCGCGAGATCCTCCAAATCTCATCTGGGAACTTCGCATTAGGGTCGGCGCTGCTTTCACCGTCGATGTAACGCTTGAGAGTGCGAATACGTTTGACAGTGGCACCCGTCAAGTCGTTGCCGGCTGTTGTTTGATTCACAAGAGCCAACACAGTGGTCATGTTGCCGTCGAGGTTTGCAATCGTGATTGTTGGCTGTGGCAGAGCGCCAGTAGAGCGCATTTCAAAGCCCTCAGCAACGACAGGCATTCGGGTATAAGCATTCCCGTCCCACACAATGTTGCCTGTTACATCAGCATTACTGCCTGCATGAAAACGGTAAACATCAGTGCTGCCGTGAAGTGTGTTGTCCAATTGAAGTTCAAACAGCTCAATGATCGCGCTAGGTGCAAGAACAGAAACGTCCTCATAAACGCTGCTGATCGCAGTCCAGACAACAGTGCCATCAGTGATTGTGCTGCCGATGTCTGTCGGCCAGCTCGGCTCACTACTTGCAGAGGTGCCAGCAGTAGTGCAGCGAAACCACAGGCCAGAAGCCTGTTCTGTTGTCGCTCTGCGGATGTCACCAACAGAGAAAGCGGTGCTAGCGGCCCAAGCTGCTACTGCCATTACGGTTCAAAAACTTGGCGGAAGGTGGCGTTGATTGTGGCCCGATTCAGGTATGGAATCGACTTGCTCCAGCTCTCACAAACGAACTTAGACGCGCTGCCCTCCCCTGGCGGGGTGAAATCAAACGGTGCTGAATCATCAGCACGGGCATCAAGGAAGGTTTCGATCGTATCTGCGTCAGTTTCTGAAACCTCAAAGGTCAACTGATAGATCTTGGGGTTTTGGTTCAGGCCATATTTAAGTCTGAGTTCAAATCCATCCCCGAAGCGCACAGATCGCGTAATAGGACGGCTCCGTTTTTGAATGCCGTATGTGGGCGTGATTGAGGGGAAAGTAGCCATCAGACACCAGCGAGAAGGCCACCAGGCCGTTTCTGTTTCAGCAGTTCCTGTTGTACTGCCAACCCGATGGCCTTGCCAAGTTGAGCACCTTGGCCGCTGCTGGCATCAGCTGAGGTTTCAGAAGCATCAACATTGACGGTGATTGTTGTGCTGCCCATGCCAACGCCGTTTGGCAGGATCGTGCCAGCACGGTCAGGAACAAACAGCTCAGGGCCACGCTCACCAACAACAGACGGACGACCAACAGGCGGTCGACCACCATTTGCAAAACCAAGCAGATTGCTAAACGGTGCGAATCCAGGAAATGCAGTTTTTAGCAGAGTATTGATGCCAAGCTGCATCATCTGCCGAGCAACATTATTCAGTGTGTTCGATAGCGCCTCCGATACGCTCTTGGCTTGCATCAGTCCATCGACAATGCCAGTGCTGATTGTTTGACCGATGCCGCCGAACAGTTGGTTTAGGCGTTGCGCTTCTGCCTGCTGGGCTTTTAACGCTGCCTCTGCTGCGTCGTTAGCCTCTTTGTCTTTTTTCTTGCGAAGTTCGTTTGCCGCGATGATTGCCCTTGTAGCGTCTTCCTGCTCATAAAGATTCGTCAGAGCCTCAAGCTGGTCTTTGAGCTGGTCCTTGTTGAGTCCGTCTTTGTTTTGCAGCAGGTCTGCAATCTCAATCTGCCGCTCGAACTGCCTCTTCTCTTCATCGTTGAGCGCAGAGGCCAGTAAGGTCTGCTGCTCTAACGAACGCACGCGATCGGCAGACGCCGCTGCAATTTGCGCTAGGCGCTTCAGTTCTTCGTCGTCGATAACAGTATCGCCGCCGCCTGGCTTTGTTTTTGGTTTTGGCTTCTCGGCGCGTTTTTTAACCAATGCCGCTTCAAGCTCTGACACCTGCTCCCGGAGCCTGTTGAGCCTTGAAACGTCAGCCTGACGACCTTCGCCACGACCTTGCAAGATAAATCGCTCTTGAAGAGCAAGACTCGCTTTCTTCGTGGCTAGCTCGTTTTCGAGCATTTCAAGGGTGCCATCTTTGAGCAACTTGTTGAAATCTTTCTGCCCATTGATCGCCTGATTCAACGCATCAGCAATGCCGATGATGCCACCGGCAACAGCAAGGAATGGCAAGCCGATCATCAGGGCTTTGCCGATACCCAGCGCCACGTTCAACGCACCTTGTGCTGCTGCAGTCAGATAAATCTGAGCGCCGAACGCCTTGTAGAGACCGATCTGCGCTGTTATCAACGCAGCCAGCTTGGTCGCCTTGAATGCCACGATCGCCTTGTTCAGGGCAATGACACCGCCAGTTATCAAACCAAGCTGCAGCGCAGCCTGACCCGCAGGAGCTGGAATCTTGCTTATTTGCTCAAACACCGCAGCAAGAGCGTTTGCTGCGTCCGTAGCTGCTGGCTCTAGTCCTTTGCCAAGTGCCTCAGCAGCGTCGCCAGCGTTTTCACTGAGCAGATCAAGTGCGCCAGCAAAACCCTTGCCAGCAGCCGTTCCAGCTCCCTCATACTGACCCTTGATCGTCTCAAGGATCAAAGATTGAGCGTCTAGCAACTTGCCAGAATCAACCAGCTTTTTGATGGTCTCCGTCTGCGCCTCGTTAAACGTGATGCCTGAACGGCTCAGTGCAGTTAGGCCACGCTTTGGATCTTCAAGTGCCTTGGCCAGCTGAACCGTTGCGCTCTTGACGTCAGATCCCATGACCTGAGCGATGTCAGCAGCGACTTCAGAAACTTCCGTAAACGACTCAACCGCGATCGCGCGGAAGGAAGACAAGATATTGAACGACTGGATGAAGTCGTCCTGAGAGAACAGCGTTGCGTCGCCAAGCCTGTCGGCTGCTGCCTTCAACTCGTCGAGCTGCTTAGAGCCGCCTGCACCGATGCGCTCTAGCTGTGCGGCCAAAACCTTCAGGTCAGCCTGGCGCTTGCCAAAGGTGTTGAGAGAACGATTAGCAAGCGTCAGCGCGCCAGTCAGCGCCACCATCGGGCCAACAACACTGCGGAAGCTAATGCCAAACCGCTGGATATTTGCTGTTGCTGTTCCTGCCCGCTTGCTCGTTGTGTTGAGCGTTTGGTTTAGCTGCTTGCTCGCATTATTCGTCTGATTTAGCGCGCTGACTGCATCGCGCGCGTCTACCCTGAGCTTGACGTTGGATTCAGCCACGACAACTCAACGGCAATAGCCTAATTCTACCGCCGCTGACGTTTCGCGCGTTCCATCGCTTTTTCCTCGTTCTCGGCTTTCACCTCATAGAACGCAGCAAAGTGGACAAGCTCCGCATCAGTTAATTCTGTGCGAAGCCTGCTCACCGTCATCCCTAACTCGCAGGCCAGAAAGAACTCAAAGTAAGTCCAGCTGTCCTGCTTCAGTCGTTTTTTGCATCATCAAGGCTGGCGTCTTCCCCAAGGCCAAACAAGAACAGCTCGATTTCATTCAGCACATTCTCAGGCAGCTGTCGCTGCAGCTTGGCAGCATCAGCAGCGGCAAACGCCTTGGTGCCGTCTTCAAGCTCAGCCATTTGACAGAGCATGTTGGTGCTGATGTCCAACGCCTCATCAGTGCCAGCTAACTGCTGTGCTTTCTTGCGATCAGCGCGGGTGATGGGCTTGAAGTACAGATCAACGATTTTCTCGCCGTCTGCGTTCTTCATTTCAAACTTGCGACGCTGGTTGAGGTCAAAAGCCCCAACCAGCAAGTCAACGGTTCGATTAGATGCAGGCATTTAAGCGACAGTTTTGCCGCTTAAACTATAGCCTTATCACTGAAGGTTAGAAGTAATAGTGCCAGAAGTGATGAAATTACAGGTCACGATGTCAATCTCACCAACAGTAGAAGTGATTTCCATGTCGGTGATGATTCCGGCAAAGCTCACAGAGTCGGTCCCGGAAGTGGTGCCGGTGGTGAACAGCTCAAATGTGGCGTCTGCGTTGTCAGGCGCAGTAATCACATCCTCAATGAAAGCGGCCTGACCAGTCGCATCAGGGTCATAGACCAATTCAACGGTGCCAGAGCCTGAAACCATGCTGCCAGCAAATGTACGGAAGTTGTCTCCGTGCTTGCTGATGTCTAGGGTTTCTTTAGTGACTGACAAGCTCCAGCTACGAGTGCCAACGATAGTGGCGTTGCTTGAGCCAGCGGCGTCAAATTGAACTGCGCCTTGTTCTCCGCGAAGGACGGTCATGGTCAGAGTTCCTCGATAAATTCAAAGGCCACACGGACCTGAGTTTGGAAGTAACCCTCGGGACTCGGCGCAGCCAAAGCCTCTGGGCCAGAAGGAGCGTCGAAGAAAACCCCCGACACGATAACTGAATTATACAAATCCCGAATCCGTTTTCCAATCACAAGGTTGGCCCCTGGGCCTACGCCTTTGCCGGAAAAAATGTTCATGACGACTAGGCCCACAATCCGATTCCTAGAGCTTGTCGCGAGCCCGTGCCCTAGATATTCGCTCGCCCCGAAGGTCGTTAAGCACTGAACCCATGAGCTGTTCGGCGTCGGCTCATACGCCATGTTGTGAAACACGACGGGGATGGCCGGACTGCTGGCAAGCTCAGTTGCGAGCCTGCCTTCAATCGTTGCTCTGATGGAGTTGAGGTCAGCAGCAGCCATCAGTTACGCCTCCTAAAAGCTGCAATAAATTTAGGCACCCTTGTCGTTGCGATCTCTTTACCGATCAGGTCAGGGAATCCGGGAACTGTTCCTTGGCGTGTTCGATATTCGTTGTTCCAGCTCGGCGGCAAATTTTTGCCATACAACACCGGCTCTGCGTACTCCATATTGTTAATGATCTCGGCCTCAAACTTGCCGATTTGGGTTTGCCAAGCATTTCGCAAGTCCCCACCTCCTCTGTAAGAAGGGGGGTCAGAAGACAAAACGACACGAACGGGTGTTTTCTCTTTGACTTTCTGCGTCCACTCAAGTGCCGTCAGCCTTACAACTGTTTGAATCTCTTCCTCCATCAAGTCAGCAATTTCTGTGATCTTGATTTTGCGTGCCATCGTTACGCCCTCAGGATCAGCTCATGAATGATCGCAGTGCCATCCTGCTCTGTTGTCTCCACACGGATGATCTGATGAACAACGCTGCTAATAACGACGCGATCCTTAGTCTCAGGCGCGGTGGCGAGGTCATCAGCGGCAACCGTTAGACGCTTGTCCCCAGCCTGCACCAGCTCGTTCACCTCGCGCAGGTTCACATCCTCGAGGCCGAACTGCTTCAGCACATTGCTTGCAACCCTTGCCAGTGAATCAGCAAGTGCCATCAGAGGTTATAGGCAAGGCAAGCGCCGCTGGTCAGTTTGATACTGGTGATGATTCCGCAGATGTAGGTGTCAGCCACAAAAGTTTCGCTTGCCAGGCTGTTGCCGGTTGCGTTCTTTACCGTGATTGCACTGATCACGCTGTCTTCTTTGAAGTAGACCTTGCTGAACCTGCCGGTGTGGGTAGCAGTGTCAGAGATGAACTCGAAGCCGCCTGAGAGATCTGCGTACATGGTCAGCTCCGTTTGATAGCGATGTTGCCTGGTCCACTAATTCTAAGACCCGTCAAGTACCTTTCAAACATCGGCGGAACGTGGTCAGCACCAACAGCGCCGGACTTATCAGGCGTGACATCAAGGCTGCCGATCTTCACGTTCTTGAAGTCGTTTAGACCGCTAAGGCTGATGCCGTCCGTGTTGTTCTTTAGGTAAACAGCAAGCTCGATCTGTGCGCGCTTCACCTGATCCGGGATCTCTTCGTCGGTGAAGTAATCCTCAGAGATGCGGAAAGGAAAGCCAGTGGCATATGTGTTGACGTAGGTATCGGGCTTTCGCACGCCAGTACGCGGCCATTGCCTTGCTTGCGTATCAGTGGCGCGTGCGCCCAAAAATCTCTCGCGGTCCAGGCGTTCAGCCGCAGCGGCTAAAGCGCGGTTGCGTGTGTCGTCGGTGCCAGTTGTCCACTTGCTTACGTCCGTGGACTCGATCATCGCCTCGACGAACGTGTTCGCCTCAGTCAGCGTTATGTAGCTGTTGGCGTTTGCGCCGCCCGCTGTTGCGTC